TGCGGCTTTCTCGGCTGCGGCTTTCTCGGCTGCGGCTTTCTCGGCTGCGGCTTTCTCGGCATCCAGATCCACACCAATAGACTTAGGTAATTTGCCATCAAAGCCAAACTTCTCGCCATTTTTGAAAGTGACTGTTTCCAGAATTTCATATTGGTTTTTATCGCCTAACTTCTTAAGGCAGTGCGCCCGATCAGAGGCTTGCGCCTTAGAAAGGGTAAGCACGCCACCAGTGATAGACACGGACTTACCTGTCACAATGTATTTCATGGTGGCGCTCCTTAGATAAGTGTGGTTTGAACAGCACCTTGCCAGCGCCCGTAGCCAACGTTGCGCCAGGTATCGATACCAACCTGGATCGCATCGTTATCAAATGCGTACTCAGAATTCTCATCCTTTACCTTGATTTCAGGCTCTGTTTCTTCTTGGCGAATGAAAGGCTTAACACTGCCGTCCGTACGAACGGTGATAAATTTGTCAGTCCAGCCAGCCGCTGTTAAGCGTGGGTTGACTGCTAATTGAATATCCCAGTCTTCAATCGCTTGGGTAGCCGTGCCAGCAACACGTGACAGAGACAATGCCGCACGCGCCGCATCTGATAAACCAATCGGCACCATCACCAGGAATGATTTCGCAGTCTCGTTAATTGGCTCACCGACATCATCCACAAACGTGAACATTTGTGAGATTGATTTCAGGATCGCTTGCTGCATTTCTTCCGGGCTAGGCGCTGCAACAACGCCATGTATAGCTGCCGGTGCTGCAGAAATATCAAAATCAATCTTATTGGACTGATTGCCGCTATCGCCTTCAGCGTGATCGGTATCAAAGAAGTATTGGCCGTCATAGCACAATTGGCTTGCACCGTTCACAACCAGGGTACTCAATAAACGTGCATAGTGAGTATCGCCACGTTCAGCCAACTCATTGATGCGTGTTTGCAATTGGCCCGTTTTATCCCGGCGCAAATCTTTAATTTTGATGTCGATTGTCGCTTCAAAATGCTTGTTAACAATTTCGATACCATTTTCTGTAAAGCCTTTGGCATGACGACCACCCAGCCATTCACGTAATGCTGGCGGTTGTCCTAGCCAAAAATACTCTTCACTTGATTGATCAGATAGGAAATAGTTAGAAACACCATTTACCCAGCCCAAGCCATTTTGTGCTTGTAGCGCTTCGAAATACATGCCAATGACGGCGCGAGATGTAATTTTATCCATGACTGGCTCCTATTTCACAAGTGCTGAAAGTTCATTGATCTTCACAGTCAGCTCTTTAAAGTTATTGTTTAATGTTGCTTGGACGAATGAGCTGCCAACATCGCTTACAGTACCGTCTGCGGTACCTGTGGTTGAGTCTGTCAATGCCGTTACTTTGCCAAGACCTGCACGGCCCACGTCAAATTCGACGATGCCAACACCGGTGGAAACAAAGCGCAGCACACGGCCAACTACGGTATTAGTGCTTGCAGTCAACGTGAAGGTATCGTCATCAGATGCGTAAACGGTTTTTCCTACATCGGTGATTGCTAGGCTACCTACTGCCAATTGCACACGGCCTTTAACCTTCACCCGTACTTTCACAGCGCCGGCATCACCGCCGGTGTTATCAGCTTTTTCTTCAGCAAACCCAAGGAATGGATCACCAGCAACTAATGGACGCGCATAGCCGGATCCATTGTCACCAACAGCCGCACCCTCATAGATGATGTCATTGGCAATCACGCCGACATCATTCAGATCGCCCAACTCGTATGATCTGGCAACATTTTTTGCAAGCGTAGTCATACCGATCGCACCAATATATGGCATACCCTGCACCAGATGCTCAAACATTCCTGAGAGTACGATGGATGGTGTTTGTACATCAGCGAATGCAGAAAAACTGAACGCGGCGACCGCAAGCGATGTCAATAAAATAATTGTCTTTTTCATGATCTAGCCCTTTGCTTTGCCGGCTACTTTGACGCGGCCAGATGCCACCGCTTCTTTGTATGCCAGGAATGTTTTGAAGTTATTTCCGTACTCACCGCGTAAATCCACACTTGCATCCCACTCAGCTTTTGCTTTAGCTTCCACTGATAGCTCAGCCTTGGCGGATTCTTCTGCAGCCAACGCAGCTGCGTCATCTGGTGCGGCAGCGTTAGCAATTGGTTTTGGCGCACTATTAACCAAAGCAGTTACCGCCTTGGCTTGCAGTTCTTTCTCAGCAGCAAGCACTTTTACAGCAGCTTCTGGACCTGTAGTTTTTCCATCGAATTTAAGGGTTCCGATCAATGATTCGTGGCCCTTTATGGTTTGTGCCTCCACGTCTTTGATACGGTTTGTCTCTGCACTTGCTCCGGCTTCGAAGCCGGCAACGCGGCCTTCTTCTACCAGAGCAGCACACAGGGCTGGATGCGCTAGGCGCAGTTCTTCCAGTGTCATGGTTGTTACTCCTTTGGTTGAATTAAGGGATGCTGTCTCTGCTTGTTGCATGCCAGACAGCGTGGCATTTTCTTTGTACGATGCCGCTTGCGCGGATGGGATTGAATGAATACGTGTTGAACGTTTGCCCGCCAACTCCGCGATAAGGGCGTCTGTAGTACTCACGCCATCAGCCAGACCTTTTTCTACTGCTTTTACAGCCATGTAAGTCGCCGCTTCAGTGGCGCGCACAGCATCAACAGGAATCGAACGGTTTTGCGCAACAGCATTAACGAACATGGTATACAGGCTGTTAGCTTCTTCTTGGTAGTCCGCACGGACAGCATCTGGTAATGGTGCAAATTGGTGACCATCTACCTTATGAGCCCCGGCGAAAATATGAGTGACTTGTACCCCCTCATTCGCCATCGCGCGTGACACATCAATATGACGCATGACTACACCTATAGAGCCGGCATAGCCTGTTTTAGTAATAAACATTTTGTCGGCAGCGCTCGCTGCCAAATAACCCGCTGATGCAGCCATGCCGTCAGCAATTGAATACATCGGTTTTTTTCCGATCATCGAGGTTATGCGGTCAACGTGTTCAAATGCACCCTGCGCCTCACCGCCTGGACTATCGTAAACGCGCAATATGGCATGAACATCACTATTGTTCATTGCATGCTCAAGGTCACGGGTTATGTCGTCATAGCCAATCAAGTAGGTGGATGCGCCCTCCATACGGCTACGGTGGACTGTTGCACCGGATACACTCATCACAGCAACGCCGTCTATGATTTTGTAGCCTTGGTTTTGCACAAACGGGGCTTTTTTTGTAGAGAATAATTCCGGAGATAGAACCTCATACTCATTCAATTCTGGGTCGCTGACTTGCAAGCCTACGATACGCGAACCTAAGCCGGAAATAATCGCATCCAGCTTTTGAGGGTGAATCAAAAGAGGTGTATTAAAAATACGAGCAGTCAGGTGTGGGTAGCGCATAGCGTCACATTACAGATTAGGCTGTCTCATTTTTAGGGGAAAATGAGACACTTTAAGCATCTTCCTCTAAAGCATTTTCTGAGGGTGTAGGCGGCGCTGCTCCGTCATTGGCCGCAACTGTCAACCCATCACGGTCGCGCATGGCTTTTTCCTTCACCAGCTGGCGATGCTTAGTTGCGTAATCGATACCGTCATGCAAAATACTCTCAGTATCAAGGGTTGAGATGCCCATATCCACTCGCTCTTTAGCAGCTTTTACTTCTTTGCTTGGGTCGATGCTACCAGGGCCGTCACCAGTCCAAACCGCGGCGCACCATGCAGCGCGAGTTAGCGGATCAGCGAAATATCCAGGGGCTTTAATACGGCCTTTTGCCACAGCTTCATCCATGAATAGCTCATAGACTGGCTGACAAAAATCCGTAGCCATCCAATCACGCCAGCGGCGATAGGTTTTCCATGCTGCCAGCAATGCGGCACGCGCTGCTGAATAGCTGGATTGAAAGTGCATGATCAGCACTTCATAAGGGATTTCCAGGCTCATGCCGATTTGCCGCAAAATCGATTGTACGAACGGGTCAAACTCTGAATTTGGGCGCCCTACATTCGGAGCGACAGGTTCTTCACCGGGCAATAGGTTCACTACCCGTCCGCCAGAGTCCAGGTTTCCATCCCACTTGCTGGCAGTTTCCACATAAGTTTTTTTGCCATCATCATTAAACAGTTCGCCAAAAGCGTTATGATCCATGCGAATAAACATGGCAAACATGCCACTCACTACCGCTGCCTGGAGTTCGGCATCGGTATAACGACCTAGCTGCTTGAGCTGCTCGATGATAGGAGCAAAATCCGGCACGCCGCGCACTTGCCCAGGGCGTAGTTTTTTGAACAAATGCAATACATTGCGTCGGCCGTTCTCACCATACGCCGGTACACGCTGCCAATTCATATTGGTTTTGCGTAAATCGCCTGGGTGATGACTACTAAAGTAATATGCAATCGCGGCGCCATCTTCATCAAGCTCTACGCCATCAATCAGCTTGTCAGTGTTTTGCTTTCTGTTTTCGTTGCTCATGCGGTCCGCTTCCACCACCTGCAGGCACAACGAATAAACGCTGCCGCGATCTTTCATGGGGGTGATGACGGCCACATCGCCTGACTCAGCCCTTGACCTGAATACCAGATCCTGCAGCTGGAAAAAGTTTTGCTGACGCGTGATGTCGCAGTTTTTACTATTGGCAAAAAGTAACCACTCGCGTTTGGTATTGGCAGCCCATTCGTCTGCCTGATCTTGCGTCAATCCAAGAAATTGGGCATCGATCGCCGGCGACAAGGACAAGCCCGTGCCAATGACATTGGTGGTGGTTTGACCAACGGTACCGTTGGCAATCGGATTATTGCGTACCTGATCACGGCTGCGTGCCCGATTTAACGGCAAATCATGGCTGATATCCGTTTCTGCGGACCCGCCAAACGCATTCCAGTTTGAAAGTGCTGGACGGCTTTTACTTGCGCCGTTGTACCCGGTTCCAGAACCGCTTAGCATTTCAATTTTCATGCGGTCCTGCATGTTTTTTAACGCTGTTTTTGGCGAGAAATAACCGACAATCTTATCTGCTAGATTTGGTTTGATCACAGGGAGTGGTATGCGCGCCATGATTAACCCCCTGGACGACCGACAATCACACGGCCACGACCTTCTGCTGCAGCTGATAGTGTTTGCACACGCTCGTTCCAAATCTTGATACCGGCGTGAATTGCATCCAGATCGGCACGCCTCAAGCTGCGGCCGGCAATTTCATATGCCTGCCCAGATAACACGGCGCTTTCAGCGGCCAGGTATTCATCTAGTTTTGATTGCGCTTGTTCGAGTGTGATGCCAGCCATCCGGAATCTCCGAGTTAATGGCTATAGCATAGAGATTTCAATGTCTCATTTTTAGGGGAAAATGAGACACTAAGCTTTTTTAAGATGACGATAGAGCGTAGCCCGGCCAACTCCGGTATTCTTCTTGATGTCTTTAATGGGCTTACCGCCAATATACTCAGTGACAGCCTTTTGTTTCTGAGACATCTTTATCTTCTTTTTGGCAACGTATGCTTCATCACCACCCCATTCAACGCGTGCTTTTTCTTCAATTGCCGTCAGTGTTTCCTCTGAAACTTCAGGTACTGATTCTCTAAACTCCTTTAACAGGTAATCGACAATATCATCAGCCATTATCGACCGCCGCCTCCGCGCCTGAATGAAGTTAACCCTACTTTTCCACCGCTTAATGCCACATCTGGTTGCTCCGCCGCCTTGGCTTGCACTTCGTATACACCATCGGAATTCGGCATCATGTTCACCGGCTCAACCATGGATTTACGTTTTTCCCAATCTGACTTACGCCATTTGTGCAGGTAAATTTCTGGGTGATGACTAGCCGCGATCGACAGTACCCAGGTATCTAGCTGCTCGTTACGTTTTCCTTTTTTAAGCTCCCAGCGGTTTTTGCGCGGGTTATAAGTTTCAGAAACCAAACCTTCAAAATAGCTAATATCCAGCGCCTGGCTAAAATGCACTTTTCGATTGTTAGCATCTTTATCGTTATCGCCATTCAAGCGGTTATATAACAAGTGCTTGGCGGTATCTGCACCAATTACATAAAGCGCAATACCCTTCTTGATGGTTTGGCCTTTCACGTTCACATCTTGCTGTGATGGCTTGCCTAATATTGCACGGCCATAGGTGCTTGCACCCTTGCAAGCCATCATGCGAACAACGCCAGCGTCGTTACATTTACGCACAAACGCATACACCATGTGTGTGTGATGGCCGCCGGTATCAATCGCGCCAGCTTCAAGACGCAACTTAATGCCGAAGTGGTTAATAAAAACCGCATTCTTGAGATAATCAATTAGAGAATCCCACAGCTTTTCATCTGATGGATTTCCATACAACACGTGATAATCAATCGGCCATGTACTGTCATTCATGCCATGTCCGGTGATTTGTATCTCCAATCGATCATCCTGCGTATCAATGCCAACGGTTAAAACCAAACACCCAATTGGGATGGTCCTCAGTGCATACGGTTCAGCTCGCGCCTGAAGAAGGTTCGGCTTGATATCATGGCTGCGGTCAGCAAAACTCTCTCCCAACCTAGTGTTAACGAACACCATCAGGTTTTTAGGATCGTTCTGGGCATCAATCCACTCATAGGCTAACTGCTGCCAGCTTTTGCCCAGGCCTACAGGGGAATACAAGGCGCTGATATGATAGCTGCGATAGAGATTTTCCGGTGCCAGCGCAATCCAAACGCCATTTGCCATCATCTGCGGTTTGTGATGCTCTTCAATCACACAACCGTTATGCTCGCAGGCGTAATAGACTTTCACTATTTTCTTTGGATTAACCAGGTCGCGCTCATAACGCAGGTTCAACCATTTAAGATATTGCAGCTCACCGCAATGCGGGCACGGCACATGGTATTTTCTTTGGTCACCACCTTCATATTCAGCCTCGATATGGCTGGCATCTTTCAGTGTCGGCGAACTGACGATGAATAGCTTTCCATCATGGAATGTGGTTTTACGTACATCGAGCAGCTTGATCGGGTCTCCCTGGGTGGTTGACCATTCCCACTCATCAACCTCATCAGCAAGCGCGTAACGCAAACTGGTCGATTTAAGTTCCGCGGTAGACCCTGCAGTTTTAAAATAAATAATGCCGCCGGTGAATTTTTTACGCTGGCTATTGTTATCAGAAGATTTGTTGCTGCGTTTTGCCAGGGCATCACTAACCGCAGGGGTATCCTGCGCCATTGGGTCAAATTTCTGGCTTACCCAGTCATTCAGGCTGCGCTCCGTTGGCATCACGACTGCCACCGGGCCTTTAGCAACATCGATAATGTACCCAAGCCAGTTACTGCCGGCCTCGGTACCGCCTACCTGACTGGCCTTCATCAGCACCACTTTTTCATGATGAGAATCTTCCGACAGGCAATCCATCGGCTCCCGCAGGTAAGGAGTGCGTGATGTCTTCCAGGCGCCCTTCTCCGCTGACCCCTCACCGGATAAGATGCGGTGCGTATCAGCCCATTCACTCACCGTGCATTTAGCTTTAGGCCTGATCGCTTTCTCGGCCGCCGCATAAGTAAGCAGAAATGCATCACATAAAATACTCATGAAATTTTTGCTTCGTATTGAATGACTTTTTCAGTAAATTCTTTTGATAGCTCATTAAGAATATCGTGGGCTTCCTGCTTTAAATGCGCCCTGATGTATTGCAGATCCTGCCCCACCAGCTCCGCGGAAACGCGATGCGGAAGATTTTCCAGCTTCTGCCTGAACCCGGTGACTACATCAGCAACGGCCGCCTGCATATCCACCTTGGCAACTAGCTCACCAATGTTTTTTTTGTACTCAAGTTCAGCCTGCAAGGCTTTGAAGTGCTGCTCTTTAGCCCGCCCCTCACTGAAAGTCACCATGTTGGGATCCTTCATTTTTTCATCCCTGCTCGACTTGGTGCTGGGTTCTTTAGCACGGGCGGCATCGTGACGCGCCTTCACATCATCACGGTTCGGATCAGCCGTTTTATTAATCAGCAGCATACTGGCCTCAACATCAATTTTGCCGCCTTCAGCAAAAACCAATCGCCCAGCCTGTTTCAGCTGAGTCACATATCCCTTGCTCACGCCAATATGCCTGGCAAAGTCTGTCTGATTAAGTGATTTCATTTTTCAGAGTCTCCACCAATAACTTCATACGCCTCACAATCATCACCAGACAGGGCATAAAATGCAGCCCACAGCTGACCCTCGGCTTCCGGACGTAAATGGCGGCCACATGATGTTTTATATGCGCATCCAATGCCTTCGCACTTCGCCAGTTCCGCCTGTCCCAATATTCCTGGTTGATTAGCCATTACCGATTACCTAAACTGATTTTTAACAAGCCAGCGATCACGCCTGGCGACGGCTGCATCTTGCCTAACTGCCCCAGCGCCAGATAATCAGCACCAGAAATTTCAAGCCTGGCAGGCACTTGGTCTTTCCATCCCCTGCTACCGCCAACCTGCCCTGTTTTAAGATTGACAGCCTTAAACTCAAGCCGGCCAAAGGCGCTCCTGAACTCATCAACTACTGCACTAATGCTTTTATCAGTCATATTTATCACCAAGTTACAGACGTTACAGGGCTTGTTACATACTTCTTTTACAATTTTTCCTTTAAAAACAAACATGTGACAGACGTTACAGGCGTTACAGGCTATAAATACGCGCACGGGAGTTTATTTATATACATAGCCTTTAACATACAATTACGCGCACATGCGCGTTAAACCTGTCACGCCTGTAACATCTGTAACAAGCCTTGTTTTATATGGGTTTTTTCACATTCAACCCTGTAACATGGCCTGTAACGTCTGTCACATATAGGCACGCAACTCATTTGTTTTTCTCAATTGCATTCTTAAAATCAATGACAAACCCGGTTAGCCAGTGCTGTTCCTGTTCGGTAGGTAACTTTTCCGCATATACGATCTGCGGCTCCTTTTTATTTCCAACAGTTTTTGATACCTGCTGCGGCGGGATCACCATGCGTTTCTGTTTGGCGGTGCCCACGAAATTAAGGTCTTCATACACGCGCTTCAATCCACATTGCCATCCAGTCATGTTGTTCACCATGCCAAGAAACTGATTAGATGGCCGCGGCCGGTTCTCACCGTTCTTTTTGCACCAGGCCAGGTAGACCTGGTATAGATCCATAGACAAGCACGGCACACATATCCAGTCCGTTTCGCCTTCCAGCCATTCCTTAATGAATCGCCGGTCACTTGGCAAACTTAAATTAATCAGGTTATCTTTAGCGACTGTGGATGGGGGTTTTGTATAGCGATTGAACCCTGTCAGATCAAGATTCATCAGATAATGATAGAAAGCCTCGATGCCGCCGTTATCACGCTCCAGCAAGGCATCAACATAATGCTCTTCCGGCAGGCATGGCGGGGTATAGACAACCAGATGACGCCGGTCGTCATTTTCTATTGGCAGAGGCATGTCCTCGTTTGATAAAAAACCAAGGTTCATCTGGTTTTTTTGCGTATAAGCAGCGATGTTTTTCGGGTTAACCCGGACGGTTTCACCGGTTACCAGCTCTTTAAGCTCATTCTTTATCTGCCACTTATCGGCGCTGGTGGCGACTTCCTCGGCCAGAATGAACAACTTGCTGTCAGCCCAGTCTGCATTGAACTTATCCTCGATGCCGCGGTTGCCGATGACGGTAGAATATTTGCCGTAAATCGCCGCCAGCGTCCTGAATATCAGAGACTTTCCGGTGCCTTGCGGGCCATGCAAGATAATGGCCGAGAGCATTTTTGCGCCAGGGTTCTGCAGCGGGTAAGCCATCCACTTCAATATCCACCACAACACGTCATCACTGTTTTTTTCCTTACTGCAAAGATGCTCAAGGGTTTCCAACAACTTTTCGCAGCTACCGGCTTTCGGCTGCATTTCCCAGCCCGTCCAGGTATTGAGTTTTACATTCTGGTCTTTGCCGCTAGGATCAAAACCAATCTGGTCGAGATAATATGCGCCCCGCGATATCCACAAATAGTGGCGCTTGACATCATCACCGCGCACACCGGCCGGCAATAACGCAATCATCTGATCCTTGAGGGCAACCTTATTCGTCCAGGTGTCAAATACATACTTTCCGGTACCGTCATCGAGTGGAATAAACCGCATGACGGCTTCATCAAGATCCATAATGGAAACGGCAGATTTACGCTCACCCCCGCCCCCCTGTGCAATATTCCGCGCCTCCGGCACGTCATGACTACCCCATCCAAGTTGCCGGAGCCTGTCCTCAATCTGCACTTTGATGGTGCTTTCCGAACAATTTGGGGAATTGGCAAGATCATTAAAGTCGGTTAATTTTTTCCCCTCTCGATCGAAAGGAAAATCCGGCTTAATCCAGGCGCCGCCAACAGCGATTGACGCTATCTCGGCTGCTTTGACGCCGGCATCGCCAAGGTATACTTTTTGTTTATCACGGATATAGAACAGATCACCGCCGCAGGCCGGGCAATGTTCGGTACCCGCTGGTGAAACATGATTGCAGCGGGTTTTTTCTTCACCCTCTCCAATTTTATTGGGGCACTTCACCTGGTAATCATCATCAGCACAGATCAGAATCTTGCTGCGCGGGTATTTTTTATGAATATCTTGTGTCACCGGCAGGATATTGCCGGCATCAAAAGCAACGATCACCTGGTACCCGGTCGCCATATGCAACGTCATGCCAGTTGCGAATCCCTCGGCGATCAGAATAATGTCGGTCTGCGATCCGATACTGAAAAACTTTCCTTTTTTACTGTGGCCTTTTGGCCAGTATTCCTTTTCCAGCTTGTTGGGATATCCCTTTCCTCTGATAACCTGCAGTCCGTAAATCCTTGCGTCCGTTCCGCGCATCGGGATGATCATACTGTTGGTATCATTGGGAACGCTCAGAAACACCGGCTTGCCGAACTCCGTAGTCTCAATAGTGATTTCGGTGCCGTTTCCGTATTTGACCCCGGACGGTTTCTTTACATTTTTTTTCTGTAGATAATCACAGTCACCATCATCGCCCAGCTGGAACCAGGCTTCATTTGCGATTTTTGCAGCAGCTTCGATTTCATGATTGCGCTCAGCCTCGGCACGCTTCTTGTTTTCCGCCACCATCGCAGCGATTGCTTTTCGTTCATCATCCGACAGCTGGTGCTTGCTGAATTTTGTGTTGTCACATTTCGGGCATTTCTTAGCCGAAATCGACATTTCATGTCGGCATTCCTGACATTGTTTTGAAAGTTCAATTTTCTGGGCATTGTTATTATTGCCGGCCCAGTAACCATACCCGCCGACAAGATAGACCTGCCCGTCAATCACTTTCTCATGCAGCCAATACCACCCGGCATTTTTGTCTTTCGAGTCATCAGCACGGCACCGGACTTTGATTCCCACCTCGAACTTGGATGTATCCAGTCCAAAGGATTGCAGCTGGGCAATCACATCATCATAGTTCGCCCAGTTACTCATCAGATGGCTCCCGCTAGTGCTGCTTTAATGGCCCGATCAAATTCAATTTTCATTTCAGAATTTATACGAGCGACCACCTTGGCATTGATACGCTTTGTATTGAACATTTGCGGCACATCAATGGTCGTTAGCGCCTTGATAGGAAGGCGCTCTTTTCCGGTACGCACGAATACGGTCCTGCCATGATTGCCAATGAACGCGCCTTTAATGGTCTTTTTCCCAGCATTGCGTTTAATCTGGAAGCGCAGATCCTGCTGGCTCCCAGATTTTGCACGCCTGCGACCTTCCGCCAGGCTGACCATTTGTTCCGTGAACCGGATCAGGTTAAGCCCTCGCCCTTTTCTGTTTCTCGCAAAAGGGTCAAGCTTGGCATACCATCTACTGAAATCCCGCTGCGCCCGCACCATCCTTAGATTTGCACGCACTTCGCTGGACTTGATATTGAACTCTGATGAAATCTCACGAACCATAGTCGTGTTGGCTTTGCCCAGCACTTTATTCAGCGCAGACGGCACAACTTTCTGCTGCAGACGACTGTTTAACTTATCCAGGCTTTTCTGCACATCTTTGAAATTGGTCTTAATTTTGATGGTAGCCATGTTTAGTATGTTTCAGCAGCATTTATGTGAGACAAATCGCGCTCGTTTCGACCCGTATCCAGTAAATCCCTAGAAGTACCTTGAACGCCCTTGACTATGGTCTTGCTGTTTACTGAATTGTTTAGCTGCCTTGTCATATTTTCTTAATATCAATAAAGGGGTGCGGGGTTATTTGTTACGATTAAATCGCAGTTGCCAATCATCACGGCAATTGCAATCACAGAATGTATAGGTAGGTTCAACAGGCTCATCACAGTTGTGGCACTTGCCATTAGCGGTTAGCGTTGGCATAGTGCCGGCACTTGCGCGAACTGTCTGTAATGCGAGTTCACGGTCTCGCATCTCGCGATCTGTAGCCTGATCGTATATGTCAGTCATCTAACGATTCTCTTAACAGATAACTGAAATGCCGATAACTTTGCCTGCACCTGGGCAACATGGTGGGCGATACGATCGAACTCTTTATTGTTGATATTTCCATCTGAAAAGTCTGACTGAAACTCAGTAGATAACCGGCCAAGTTCTTTCATAATTTCCATATAGTTATCGAGCAAACCAATATCGCTATCAATCGGGATTATCGGTAGCTCGACTACCACTGCGTTTTGCTTTTCTGCAAAATATTGAGCGACCTGCACATTGGTATTGGTGAAGTCCGCAAGCATTGCAAGCTCTTCAATGTTTAAATGGTGGGTATCAATGTTCGGGTTCAACTTACTAGCCATTACCTTATCGTTCTTACCCATCATGCTACTGAGGGCAACAACCCCGCCCTGATACTCATGCGCTATTCGATATGCCAGGAATGTGATCTTCACGTTAATCATCCTTATAAATAAACGTAAACAACTGTTTTAATAATCTGCATCATTGCCTTAACAAAAATAAAACAACCAGAGAAAAAACCACTCAACCAAAACAACGCGGCTGAGTGGGTTAACTAAGGAAGATGCACATTGACACGACTTATAGTCATAGCAGCGGTTACGTACTTAGTGTTGTCATGCTTGCACAACACTCCGGACCGTGCGCCGGTAACAAATTTTGATCGGCTTCGTGAAGCCTTAAGTGGGCAGGAAGGCCATCCATAGGATGGGGATAGAGATCAGCCCGCAACTCATGCGGGGTTACTTTCCACTGCACAGAATGACTGCATGCAATAACCCATTCAGATGGAATTTTTCCATCTCTATTAACCCAGTTTGAAATATGAGCAACCTGCAACTTCGTAGCTGGGCGTAATTTTCTTAACTCAACTACAAGCGCAGATTTGCTTTTATGTATTTCAATGATTTTTAAAAAGCTATCCATATACAGATAATAAAACAATTGTTTTGTATATGTCAAACAATTGTTCTTTGTGGATTTTAACAAATGTTTTAAGGTATTGTTATGGCACTAGGAAAAAACATAGAAAAATTAAGACTGGCAAAGGGTCTTAGCCCATTGCAGTTATCTGAGAAAACTAATCACTTAGTATCGGTTGATGCCATCAAGCGGCTTGAGGAGCGCGATAGCAGTTCATCAAGATTTACTACAGAAATAGCAAAAGCTCTTGATGTAAGCGTAGATCAATTAATTAATGGATTAGCAAATACAGCGGCTCAAAATTTGGCAGACTATAAACCCAATCAGATTCATATTGAAAATGACAACAGTGATTATGTATTAATTAAAAAATCAAACATAAAGCTTTCAGCTGGAGTTATTGGGTTTGCGGTTGACTATGACTACGAGGAAAAAACCCCGTTAATTTTTACAAAAATATGGATTGAAAAAAACGGATACAATCCCAACAAACTGCTTGCTTTAAAAATTAAAGGCGAAAGCATGGAGCCAAGCCTTTATGAAACTGATACCGTCATAGTAAACACCGATGCTATAACGCCCATTGATGGTGAAGTATTTGCTATCAACTACGAAGGGGAGCTTCTTGTAAAACGAATGATTCGGGATGCTGGTGTTTGGTGGCTTTATAGTGATAATCCAGACCAAAGGAAATACCCAAGAAAAGAATGCTCAGGTGATGCCTGCATAATCATTGGTAGGATTATTCACAAACAAAGCGAAAAAATATAATAGGAATTTAAATGTAGTTTATCTTAATTAAAATGGCAGCTTAACAGCAAATCAATATATGGAGTAAATCAATGATACCTGCAATAGGCTTAATGATAGGTGCTTATATTTTTACACGGATGCTAGAACTGATTATTAATAAACAGACGCATGGTGCAGTTGTTATGTGTTCATTTATCACCATTCTTATAGTTGGCCTTTCCACATTTGACTTGATTGTCACCGGTATATCAGCAGTAAAAGACTTCAAAGGTATGCCGAGCATTCCTGAGCAAATGAGGTGATTTTTTTAATAAATGGGGAATAGAAATGACAGAAACGTATGCTGGGATAGGATTCTTTACGGTATTGTTTTTAGTTATATTAGCCATCCTCTGGTTCTTTTTACCTTTCGCAATATTCGGCACTAAAGCCCTGATCGAACAGCAAATCAAGGAAAGCAAGGAAACAAACAAGCTGCTACAAGAACTGATTGACCTTAAAAAAGGGGATTAGAAATAATGGGGATGCATGATCCAGAATACATTTGCTTATCATGCGGGCACACTGCCCCACCTGCAAACTTGATAAGCGGAACTTTTATTGGTGAGGCCGCGTTATGGATTGTTGCAATTGTCATCGCATCAATGTCTACCTGGTACATTTTGTTGGGCCCTTTAGGATACTCAATTTATCGCGCCAGCAGTAAAAAACAGGGATGCAGCTTATGCAAAAGCGAGCAAATCATTCCTGTTGATTCTCCAAACGGTCAGGCTTTAATTGCAAAGAAATCCATCGCTGATAATGAATAAAATAAAATTAGTCTTGGGACTTATGCTGTTAATAATCGGAATAATAGGCCTTTATTCAACCGCTTTATTGCCAGCAATGCCACTCACATCACAAAACGATGTATTTCAAATAATGCTAATTGAAGTAAAAAGAAACAGGTTAATAACATCGGCTTTCATATTGATTTCCGGACTTATTCTAATTATCGATAGTAAAAAATAAAAACAAAACACAGATAACAGAATCAGCATAAACCTCAATGAAGTATTTATTTTTATTTATTCTGATATTTACATCAGCAACGGTTAATGCCGAATACAAACGCAGCTTCAAAGCAAAGAAT